AAAATCTCAAACTGGTCTGGCCAGTTCCATTTGATTACAAAGGGATTTTACAGGCGTCGCTTGATGGAGGGGCGAGCGCCGAAAACCTCAAGCTGGAAACTGATCCGGACAGAAAAATTTTCGTTTTTACTGATGATGGAAAGATCACTCTGGATGGAAAAGGCGTGCTTGAAGCGAAGCTAACGAGGGTGTCCCCATCTGACACCCCTGCTTTATATCGCGGCCCATTGCAGCTGCAAGCGCAAATGCTCTGCACCGGCGCACAGTGGGGTGTGATTGCAACACTGTATCAAGGCGTCGAGTTGTACATGTATGTGTACAAATCCAATCCAGAGATACAGGATCAGATTATCAAAGCGTGCGCAGACTTTGAGCGACGCATCGAGTCGGAAGAATATTACCCGGCGCTGTCGGCAGCTGAAGCCGTGAAGATGCACCCAGACATTGAACAGGTTGAGATCGAAGCAGACGAAACGCTGTCTGAAAAGATCAGCCAGCTTGCTCACATCAGGTCAGAGCTGAAAGCATATAAGGCGCTAGAGGAAGATCTGCAAGTCGACATTATGAATATGATGGGCGACGCAACGACGGCATACGCTGGCAGCTTCAAAGCAGTCTGGCCGATACGCCACATCAAGGCAAAGCCGGCTCGGATCAAAGAGATCGCAGCTGTCGAAGAGAGCTGGGAGCGCGGACAGACTCTAAAGGTTGATGGCATATGAACCAGCAGCAGCAAGAGGTAATTGTTGAGATGTACAAAGAGGGCGCATCTTACTCAGTCATTGCCAAAGAGATCGGCATCAGTGATCACATTGTTAAACACTGGGTGCGCAGCAATAGAGTCGAGCATGATCTTCCGCGGCGTCGGAACCTAGCGGAAAAGGCCGGAGGTCTGTCGACATCTGCTTGGCTAGACAGCAAGTGGAACATTGAGCGCGGCGTTGAGCTGATATCGAGGAAGTGGGCATGACAGACAATCCGTATTGGCAGAACCATAACCACCGCCGTCTCGATCCAGAAGATGTGCTGCTGATTCGTCAGCTGCATGATGAAGGTCTGAGTCAGGTAGAGATCGCAGAGAAGTTTGAGGTCACCAAGTCTCACGTCAGTAAGATCGTGACCAGAAAAGTATGGAGGCATTTGCGAGATAGTAATGCCTTTGCATTACCTGCTTAGAGGAAGGAGAAGAACACATGAAGATAACGATTGAAATGGAAGGTAAGCCAGAAGAGTTTCAGGAAGTGTTTGTCCCATCAGACAAGCAGACTGAATTTATGAATATGACTTACGACGCTTATTGCGACGCACTGAAGAAGCTGGTCTGGGAGCAGATTGATCCGCATAAGTTTTTAAGGGGGAGAGCAGATGCCAAGAGTTAAGAGGGATTGGCCGCAGCAGGATGTTGAGGTGTTGATAGCCATGCGTAAAGACGGCGCGAAGTTTAAAGAGATTGCTGATGTGCTTGGCAGATCAGTCGATCAGGTGAAGAGCTATGTCCAGAGCCGCAGGGAAGACCTTGGCATTGAGCAAGTTCAATCCCAGCCGTCAGTCGAGAACCGAGGCCGACTGAGACGTGGCTTTGAGTACGAATGGTTAGGCGGCGTGCAGCCCTTCCACTGGGCTATCACGAAACCTTGGGGGAAGAGTCATGCTAAATAGCGGAAGCCAGCAGCTGATGGAGTTCTTGGAAACGTACATCGGCGCAAACGGGTACGCACCAACGTACCAAGAGATGATGGACGGCGTTGATGTGCGCAGCAAGAACACTGTGTTCAAACGTCTTGAGTCACTTGAGAAAGCTGGTATGATCCGGCGTCTCGCAGGAAACTCAAGAGCGATACAAATCCTCCAGACTTCCTGATAGACTGGGGCGACTAGCGATTCTCTCACTCCCGCTAGTTCCCTCACCCGGTCCAAGCTAACCGGGAACCCTTCAGCCCCGTCTTCGGACGGGGTTTTTTATTAAGCGCAGTTGGATACTAGATTGTTTCTCTTGATTGAACCTTGCTGCCTTGCGCCGGTTCTGTCTTTTGGTGAGAATCTGTACGTTATCCGGTACGTCGAGTCCGCAGACCTGAGCATGAATCAGAGGGATGATGTGGTCGATCTCGTGCTTCACACCAGTATTGAGAGATAGCAGCTGTGCCTCAAGTCGTAGCCGCCGTAATTCCTTAGCGCCTTGACTGGTTGCGACTCTTGCCTTTCGCTCAAAATATCTGCGGCGCGCAACGCCTTGCTTGTGGTTTGCTGATTGAGCATAGCGCTTGGCTCTGTCTCTTTTATACTGGCGATAGGCTTCGTCTCCGTAGTCTTGCCAATAGCCTTGCTTCGTTCGCTCTCGATTGCGTATGCGTAAACATTCGCGGCAGTTCTTGTTCTTAGCGAATCGCTCCGACAGATGGCCATGCTTGCATGGTTTGCCGGTGAAATAATAAGTGACACCTTGTCTAAGCGCCTCTGCCTTGGACGCTGGAAATTTCCTTTTCTCCATTGCCCCGTCTCATTCAGTAAGACCAGATAGTCGGTCGAGGGAAACCGTCGTCAGTTTCCAAGTCATCCAAGTGAATGAATCGGGAACCGTAGGAACCTTTTTGTGCAATCCCTACGCCGGTGAAGCCATGCCCTAGTGCTACACACAGCAGCTTGTAGGCATCTTCGCCATAGATGGCGACGTCTGCTGCATGGCCAGTTGTATGCGCTCCGGGCTTTGACTTCCTTGCCTCGATTGGATGATGTGGGCAGCGGTATCCTGAAGTGATGACCATTGGTTGGCCCCAGTCGGCGCGTAAGCTGGTCAGCTTCTCCATGAACTCAGGGTCCATGCCGTCTTCGTTGCAGCCACATTGGCAGCGCATCTCATCTTGTGTGAAGTAGGGAGAATCCCAGCTCATTTGCTATCCTTCTTCGGCGCAAAGCCGCCTTTCTTCTGCTTCATCTTCTTGTACATCTTCTCGCTGATCGTGCTCTCGCTCTTTGGTCGAGACGTACCAGCTGCGCGGCGCTTGTTAATGTTTTCGTACAGGCTCATTTTGATTTTCTCTTATCCATAAATCCTTCGACAGCTCCGCCGCCAAAATAAAAACCAAGGATGATGAGCATCGCGTAGTTGATGCTGAATTGATCCATGACCTTAGTCACTGCGTCTGGGTCGCCTTGTCCTGAGATCGTCATGCCGAGCACCAAGATATAACTACCCAAAAATGTTAGTCCGAACATCAGGGCTAAGTAACGCTGCGCCAATTTGAATGGAGCGTATGCCTGAAGCAAGTCAGTCTTCGCTTTTGCCTTTGCTTGGATCTCTTCCTCTGTGCTGGTGTGCATCGAGTCGATCAGGTCCATCCCTTTCGAGATGACGTCGCCTGATCCCAGCATCTTGCTGATGACACTGAACATTATGTGCCTCCTATGTTGTGATCTGTCTGTATGCAGATCGAGTCGTAGTTAATCTTGGGCTGCGGTGCAGTTGCCATAAAAAAATCTCTGGCCTCAAAGCAGTCCTCCATTGTTGGGTACACACCTTGCGGACCAACAATATATCTGTCCGCCTCCAATAAAATAACGAACAGAAACCACATCTTACAGATCCTCTTCCATTAGTACGGCATTGAGATAGACTGACAGCTCGTTCTCGCTGCTGCTTGATTTCGCCTCAATGGTAAAGTCAGTCTTTGGCGGCACTCTGAATGGGCGCACCAGACTGTAGTTCACATTGGTGGCAAAGGTTGCTTCCCAAAATCTGACCTGTCGGCCAGTGCTGCTGCGAGTCAACGCCCTGCTAAATAGATACTTATTTGGGTTGACTGTGCCTGACGTGAACTGTGCAGTGAATATGTACAGTGAGTGGTCGGCTGGCACTGTATAGATTAAGCCTTGGTCACTGCCTAGTTCCGACTCAATGTATGCGTGTACTGTGGCATTGTTTGTGATTGAAATGGCGCCAGCGTTAGTGCCAGACAGAATGACTGCCGAGTTGATTCGGTAGAACTGGATATTGGATGCGACTGGTGTTGTGCCTGATAGTGTCACGATGTCGTTGATAACTTCGTAATCGGTATTGAGTCCTTGGATCAAGATCGACATGGTGTCGGCAGCAGAGGTCGACACGCAGCTCAGTGTCACCATCTCAGATGGGAACTGGTAGACACCGCCGCCGTTGTTGAACACAGTTTCATATATTGTGCCGATGGTGCGATTGAATCCAAACAAATCGACAGCTTGTGCGCTGGAGTCTCGACGGTGTGCGATTTCTAGCATCGCGTCCGGGGACGTAATTGCTGAATTAAAATATCCCATTAGTTACTTGCCTCACTGATTGCCCAGAGAAACGCTGCAATGACAGCGAGCGTTGTCAGTACACCACCGACAATGATGGCGATGTCGATGTACAGTTTCTTCTTGCGCTGCGCTTCACGCACCTGTGCGATCTTGGCTTGCTTCTCTTGCTCGCGTCGATCCTGAACGAACTTTTCGTATGCGTTCCAGTGGCCGGTCCACATCAGCATCTCTTTGATCTCGGCCCACTTCTGATCCAGCTCAACCTTGGCAGCGTAGAGTTCCAAATCAGATTTCTCTGGGCTGTCACCGGCTGACTTCTCGACAGCTTGCTTGGCTGACAGCATCTTGCCGATGCCAGCAAAGATCTCTGAGATCTCACCAGCATTTTGAGCAGCGGTTTTGACAACGGCATAGCTCGCATTGAAGGCGGCGATTGCCGTTAAGGGGTCCATAGCTACCCTGCAAACAATCGTTTGATGGCGAGCGTGACTACCGACCCAAGAACTCCGGCTGACATCACGATCACCCACAAGCCACCTTTGCCTTGGTTGATTGCGGCGTTCACCTTGGTCATTTCTTCACGCAAGAGATGGATCTCTTTCATCAGGTTCTTTACGTCTGCTTGCAGCGCACCGAAATCTTTTGGATCAATCTCTTGGCTCATCGTCTTACTCCGGCGCATCCTGAATCNNNANCTCACCCGCCTCAACCTGACGCATGATTTCTGCGTAGTGGCGG